ACCAGCAGAACCACCAACTATGACTATCTGCGCACGACTAGTTATGATCTCCGTATCCCATTTTATCAATCTCGGAATTAGTCCACTAGATATACCATCCCACACATCAGTATCCCAAATAGCAGCATCCCAAAATGGTGTAGTAGCAGGAATCGCATTAGATACAGAATCATACTCAACATTATTAACGCTTAATGCGGAAGCCGTCCATGAACCCATACCTGGATCAACGGCCATATCAATAGTCGCTTCTCCAAATTCAAACGGTTCTGATTGTTGTCCAGCTATAGCAACAGTTGCCATTTGCCAATTTAACTGAACACTATTTTCTGTATAAACACTAGTAGTACTTGGGAATACCTCACTTCTATATAAAGCACCCGTAATAGCTTGTGGAGCTGTTATAAACACAGTTCCATACGGTTCTATAAGGGATGGGGCAAATGTATGTGGTCCACTCCATTTCTTTTTAGATAAGTCAAACCAATATTCTTCGAATGGTTGTCCAGATTTAGCAGCATTTTGAAGAGAAATTCTAAGTGTGGAAGCATTACAAGCAGCTACAACTCTCGAAGGCACTAACGCATTCAATAAAGGCACATTAACTCCCATGCCTTCAACACCTATAGGCGGACTCATAGCCGCCTGATAATCAATTTGTCTAAGACCGTCAAAAGTCACAAAAGCAACACCTTCAGGCGTATCTACATAAGATAATGGAGAATTACTACCTATAGCATAATTCATAGAATTAACAGTCAAATCATTAGATATAAAATCTCCCTTAATTTGATAAATATTAGTAATACCTTTAGTTACAAGTAACGCTTGAGAAACACCACCAGATTGATTATAAAATGAAAGTGTCTTAAAAGATGTTATATTAATATTATCATTAAACGTTAATACATGAGTAGCATCACTAATATTAAGGGTTAAAGGATCAGTAATATAATCGGAAAATCCGACAGCGAAATGTGCACGGCCGTTAAAATTAGCTACCGCTGTCGGAACATTAGGCAATGCAACCCCAGTTCCTGAAGTTGTTACATTACCACCATTCCATACCGGAGTCGTTAAAGTCGTAATATCGAACCACCCAAAAAATACACCAGCAGCGCCTGTGAAACCTGGATGAGTTACAACAACATATGGACCGATTAAATCTATAGTAGGAGGCGTCCAAGTACCTGTTGTTGATGGGCTTGCAGGAGTATTCGGATTAGTAACATTCGATACAGTTATAAATAATCCAGAGGGTATATCATAGACAAAAGGTTCATCTTTAGTAGGATTACGATTAGTTGAAATCATACCATAGATTCTATCTCCAATAATTTTAAAACAAGATATAAATCCAGGAGTATCAAATCCTGGAAACACAGTCATAGGAGTTTGAGCAGGACGGCATTGCCAAAGATTTTTAGTAGACGCATCCGGAATTAAATTTTGCAAAGAAGCACATGCTCCAGGAAATGCATGAAGCAAATCCAAAGCGTCGCTTAAACCAGCGGGAGAAAATATTTCTGGATTACCTTTCATTCACCAACCTATCGTTTTCGTATTAGGCAAACGATCAAAATTCCTACGGAAAAGACGCCTATCTAATTTAACTCGATAAACCTTGCCCCCTCTATCATCTTTCATTCTAAGATATTTACGAAGAATACTAGCCGCGCTTCCTTCTGTATCCAATTTTGGTTCTTCGCTCCCAATATAACGTTCCCATCTAAGATCGTCAGTTTCCTTCATCAATTCGCCAGCAAGACGAGTAATAAGATAAAGAGTATTGGGAAACCAAGGAATATCCGAAGATGTTTCAGGAGTCGTTATAGTTGTAGATTGTTTAAAATATCTCGCAGTCACTGGATAAGCACCAGAAGCAGGAGGCCATACATACATAACTGGTGGAGACTGAGACATATCAGTTGCGTAAAATTCTGGATAACTAGCTAACCCAGCATTCTGGACTAATCGATCATACTCATCCAATTCTATATTAATCATCGAATATGGAACACCGTCTATAACATAAAATATATCATCATCAATCCCACGATACCAATTAGTAGGTAAAGGATATGGACCGACACCTGTATATCCTCCTGAGTTAAAGGAGAAATTATAGGTTCCTTTAATAACATCAAAATTATAAGTCTGAGCAAGGTCTTCAAGTATGGCGTTCAACCATTGCCCAGACTGGGAAGCATAACCAGGACATTTAGCTATAGCCCTAGCTCTAGTACATATATCTTGTGCAGATAAAGTACTCATCCGGAAAATTCCTTTTCTCTTTCTTTGATATCATTATCAAGTTTCTTAAGTGCCCTGCGACGTTGTTCAACAGTAGTCTTAAGATTGATTAGATCAGTCCTTTGTTGTTTAGTAGCATCGACTGGAAGTCTACGACCTTCTACAACTCTAGGAGTAGCCGCTTCCTCAGCCTTTTTCAAATCTTCAAGCATCGCTTCATATTCGACCATGCTACGCTTGAAAAGATTTTTCAAATCAATAAGTTCATAACGTTTAGTTTGTCTATCAGCTACCGACATAAGTTTATCAACAAGACCATTCATAGTTTCTGCGGGAGTAAGAACATCTACGAAAGTCTCAAAATTGATAATCTTTTTATCACCAACTTGATTCTGTATGGCGATTCTAACCACAGGAATCTGATCTTTTGTGCTCAATTCATTCATGTGATAAGTCCATTTGGATTACTTGGGGTTATAACTCTATTTATCGCATTAACAGGGACATAAAAATCTCTATTAGCATGCCCAATAGTGCGTTCATGTCTCCATGTTTGAGCAACAATATCTTTCACAGTACGCAACTGATGAAGATTAAATATATATGTTTGACCATGCATATAATGCGTACCATCAAGAATTATTCTATCAGCGTGAGGGGCAAGATCGATAGTATAAGACTGAAATTCCTCACTATCTTTTTCCCATTGGATATCTACCTCACCGGAAAGACGTCTCATAAGAGTTCTAAAATATTCCTGCTTAAGTTGTTTTTTCCTATCCTCCTTAAGTTGTGCACGAACAGCCTCTTCGATTTCCGCTTTCTCTTCAGAAGAAAGTTCGATCGATGCATCAAGGTCAATCTTTTTATAAGATGGACGATTAGATATAGGTTTTTTCATGTATGTACCCAAAGTGTTGCACTATAAGCAATAGTATCAGCGGATACTAAAATTGGCCAACCATTGTTATCGATACCTATATAATCCCCAGGAAGAACTTTAAGAATCCCCCTATTAGGGACTAACAACTGTCCAGAACGCATAAATGCTTCTGGCTGAATAGGATGTGATCCTGCGGCATTGATCTTATCATCTCTGATACCCTGCATAATAGTCGCAAAATCGGCATCAGATAAACTAGACGCAAATGCTACTGCTGTAAGACTATTATTTGCAGTAGTGCCAAGAGTGACTGTAGCCATTTTATTTCCCTTTAGTAGCTGCTAATACAGCCCACATAGAAGCCGTTTGAGCGTTAGTGATAGCTACTGCGTATTCTCTACCAGCTTCAGGATTAGCCTCCTGTAGGCGCATCAACTCAGAAATAAAAGCGCATGTAATACTCTTAATCCTATCTACGTCTGGTAGATTAGATGGGTTAAATTTAAATCGAATAGCTTCCATACCTTTACCACTAAGATCTACGATTTCATTACTACATGCACCTGTATTAAGAATAATATGACTCATTTTATTTCCCTTTAGTTAGGAGGGGAATTTCACCCCTCCATTTTCCAACTCTTAGCCAAACGTCGCGGAGAAGGCAGATGCGCTTTCTGTACGACAGAAGAACTGCTGATTAAGAATTATAGTCGCATAAAAAACCTTCCAACCTACAACTCTCTGCTGATTAAGAGGATCACTCTTATCCGCACCAGTCAAGAAAGTAGTTTGAATATCCTGCAACTTCACTTGGCCATACGCACCGCGACCGAAAAAGAAATTAGGATAAACAGTCACACCTGTAGCGGGAGCAGCAGGCGGAGTCTGTGCAGTACCAACAGCCGTAATGATTACAGTTTGGCTTGGTGATAGCTGAACTGCCTGCCCTTGCAACGGTCCAGTTGTCGGGCCAGATGCACAAGCACCTAGATTAGTTGGAGCTGTAGTAGTCCCAATATACACATTAAATGTGAATCCTGACAATGCAGGAAGAACTACACTAATAGAACCATTAGGACCAGTAACCGCTACTGCTGCACTTACCTGATAGATACGACTCTCATACTGATTCTGAGTATCGCTTGCCGTAACCTGAATATAATAGGTATTCGTAGCAAGCGAACCAGCAACACCAGCAGAACCATTAATTTGTGCAACACCTACAAAAGATGGTACCATATTTGAACGGCAGAACCTGACGCCGCCAGCCTCACCAAGCTCATCATTATAAATCTTATTCACATCTGAATAAGACCAAGCTTGCACAAGCGTAGCAGTTTCGCGCATATCCGCTTCAACAAGCGTATGCATAATACTTACATAATGCGGTTGTGAACGA